GCTTACAAGGCAGTGCGCCCTGACTTCAAGGACAAGCACTCCGGTAAGTTCCGTAATGCGCCGGGCGATATCCTGTCGATGCCGCGCCACGACGTTGACGATGATCGCAACCGGACTTGCAGCTACGGCTTCCATGCTGCCGCTTACGAGTATGCTAAGAACTTCATGTCGCACGGCGATAAGCTGGTGGCTGTGAAGATCAACCCGGCTGACGTGGTTAGCGTGCCTTCCGACTATAAGAACCAGAAGCTGCGGACCTGCCGCTATGAAGTGACGTTTGAGGTGCCCGGCGCCGACGACGTTCTTAAGGACCGCCACTACTACGATACGTCCAGCGAGGTTCCCGCTGAGTGGGCGGATGCTTTCTTCGGCGACGACGCCGACGACAGCGACGACAGTCAGTTCTAATAGAGTAGTAAAGGGGGAGGGCTTCGGCTCTCCCCTCCGCCTTTATACGGAGTAGTTAGGATGGACGCCGAATCTAGTGAGCCTGTTACAGATAATGCTGCTGTTGCTGTTAGCCCTGCTCCTCTAGAGCGGCTGGTCAAGGCGCAGGTATTTGCCCGCGACCCCGAAGAAATTACGCCAATCGAATTGGACTTCGTGATTGCGGAGCTTACGAAGATCAACGCCAGGAATAGGAAGGCACGTAAGGACGACGAGGCTGTCACGGCTATGGCAGTCAAGGTCAAGAAGACTAACGTAGCTGCTAAGAAGAAGAAGGTAGCGGGCGCCCTGCCCGCCGACATCTTGGAGGCTAAGCTGTGAAGCTGACGAACAAGCTGAGACTGCCCGACGCCATCATTAAGGCGATTGCGCAGGACTCTTATACGAAGGGCGAGGCTGACATTTCAGTAACGGAGTTGCTGACCCCGCCTCAGTTGCGGCGCCTTAAGCAGCAACATGCCGAGGAATTGGTGGAGGATGCGAGCGACCGCATCTATTCGCTGTTGGGCCAATCGCTGCACACGGTGATTGAGCGGGCGGCGGCTGGCGATGCGGGCGTGCTAGTAGAGACGACACTCTACTCGGAGTATGAGGGCTGGAAGCTTAAGGGGCAGGCTGACCACCTGCTGTTAACGACCGGCGAATTGCTCGACTTCAAGATGACGTCGGTCTACAAGATCAAGGACGGGCAGGTGCCTCGCGAGTGGGTCGAACAGACCAACATCTATAGGCGTCTGTTGCAGAAAGAGAAGGGCATCATGGTCGCGTCGATAGCAGTGATTGCTATCCTGCGTGACTGGTCGAAGAACAAAAGCTTTACCAGCATGGACTATCCGCAGTCCCAGGTCGTGCGTATGGACGTGCCGCTTTGGTCCGCAGAGAAGACTGACGACTTTATTGCGGAGCGTATGCGGCTACATCAGGCCGAACATGCCCGCGACTGCACCGACTACGATACCTGGGCGCGGCCCGACAGTTATGCGGTTATGAAGCGGGGCGCGGCACGGGCCGTCAGGGTCTTTAACAATGTGGTGGAGGCGGAGCAGCTTGCCTCGACGGCATCGAACCTGTATGTAGAGAAGCGGCCCGGCATCGCAGTTAGGTGCCAGGACTGGTGCCCGGTATCGCAGTGGTGTCCGCAGTGGCAGGCCGATCCGCGCCGCTCAACGTCTAGCAATGGCATGGAAGGATTGTTCTCCTATGGCAGCTGAGATTCCGCAGGAAATTCTCGACCTGGAAGACGAGGTGGCTTATGAAAATCCTGATGGATGGATTGAAGTTAGGGGTAGGACGATCGAAGGGCAATCCCGCTGGAGCACTTGCTTCTCTCGCATCATCAGCGATGGCGGTGCTTTCTATGAGATTTGGTGGAGCCGGGGCTCTACTGAGCAGCAAGATGGGGGCGTAGAAGGCTTGGAAGTGTGTCGAGTTAAGCCTGTTGAAGTTGTTGTCACCAAGTATGAGAGGGTTTGAGAATGGCTAAGTTTGAAGCATCGGCGATCCCGCCCCGTATTCTGATTTGCGGCGAGCCTGCGGCCGGTAAGACGGGCGCGCTTGCCCAGCTTGCCAACGCTGGCTACCGGCTGTTCATCCATGACTTTGATAGTAACAGTCGTGTCATTGGTTCCTACCTGAAGCCGGGCGCCGCTGACATCTACATCAACAGTTATGCGGTGGCGAAGATCACCAGCACCAATCTGTTTGCGGGAACGGGCGTCGCTTCTAAGCAGGCGGTCGATGCCATGCGCCTGTTCTGCAAGCTGTTGGAGCATTGGAAGATTGGCAGCGAGGACTTGGGGCCTGTCTCTGCAATGACGCCTAAGGACGTCATCGTGGTGGTTAGCGGGACGTTCCTGGGCGAGATGCTGTTGCTGGCAGCGCAGGAAGACCCCGAGACTAAGCGGGATATGCGGTCGCTCTACAACGTGGCGGGCCGCTACTACAGCGCCATTCTGGATCATCTGACCGGGCCTAAGGTCGGCGCCTCCGTCATCGTGCTGACGCATCTGATGCAGACAGGTGAGAAGGACGAGCAGGGCAAGATCGTGGGGAAGGCCCGCGACATTCCGGTCGGCGTGGGTGAGAAGTTCTCTAAGAAGATGCAGACTTACTTCTCGGATATCTGGCACCTTGAAGTGGCCCGGGATGGTAAGCGCACCTTCAAGACGGGGGCGACGGACAAGGCGTCGCTTCGCACTAGCGTGCCCAACCTGATTAAGCCGGTCGAGGATTTCGATCTGGCGTCCATGATGGACAGGCTGACAGGAGGGAAGTAAAAAAGTAAGGGGCTTGCATTTTCAAAGTAACCTTGGTATATAGATCAAGTTGATCTTTTAAAGGAGTTATGCCTTGGCTACTGCGAAAGTGATTCCCCCCTTCGACACTGCCAGATTTTGGAAAAGAATTGATACCTCCGGTGGCGAGGATGTCTGCTGGCCTTGGGCAGGTAGTAGAACTGCGACGGGTCACGGGCAGATAAATATTTCTGGAGGAGTGTTTAAGTGTCATCGCGTAGCGCTGCATCTAACAAGCCCCCCTCCATCACAGGCTCACTATGCCTGTCATAATTGCGACAATGCTTGGTGCTGTAATCCAAAACACTTGTATTGGGGCACGGCATTAAGCAACGTGGAGGATCGTGACAGTAGGGGCAGGAGGAAGGGGCCTTCAGGCGTAGGACATCACAAAGCTAAGCTTGATCCTCAGAGAGTTCGTGAGATTCGCCAACTGGCTGGGCGCATGACGCAGCGGGCATTGGCTGCGAAGTTTGGCGTAGCCCAGGGGGTGATATGGAACATCATCCACAAAAAACTTTGGAAAGAAGTGGATGGTGGGCTTGACGGCGGGGCTGGCCTCCCGTAAATACACAGCGTCCCACGGTGGACAAAACCAAGATGGAGAGAGTAACTATGGATTTGTTCGATCAGGTCATCAGTGATACCGCTGTCGAGCGTCCGGCTTTCCGGCAGGCGCCCGCTGGTGACTATCTGGTGACCGTGCAGTCCGTGAAGCTGGTGAAGGCTAACTCGGGCACGCAGGGTATCGAGCTGGCGTTCACGCTTATGGAGCCGATGCACAACGAGGATATGACGGGCGTCGAGCTTGCTAAGTGCCGACTGCGTGACACTCAGTGGCTGACTGAGAAGACCCTGCCGTTCGTGCAGGAACGCCTGTCCCGCATCACCATGGACGTCGTGGGCGGTTCTATCCGCGATGCCATGGACGTTCTGCCCGGCAACGAAGTGGTTGTCTCGCTGTCTCACGAGACGGCTAACCGGGACGGCACGCCGCTGAATACGCCGCGCCTCAAGGTGGAGCGATACTACTCTGTCGAGTGGTATACCAACAACAAGCGGGCCGCCTAACTACACGGCCAGCTAAGCAGGAAGGAGGGGGCAGGCTTCGGCTTGTCCCCTTTTTCTTTTGCAGCGGAGGCAAGCAATGATCTTAGAAGTTCATGCGACGGACAGCACACCGTCTCACGAAGTCTCGGCAAAGGCCAAGGAGACTTTCGTCCAGGCTGGGATGCCCCTTACCGAAGTCACGCATGACAGCCTTATGAAGCGACTGTCGGCGGCGCAGACAGAAATCAAGCGCCTTCAAGCGGAGGTTGCTTCGTTGCGCCTTACGCTTGGCGGTCGCACCTTTAGTGCTGATGTGCCTGAACCTGTGGGTTGTCCTGC